GAGGAATTGTTTTGCGACAATCATGACTGACAATATTATTAATATTCGCATCCGGAAACTTTTCTTTGAAATCAGAAATAGTTTGTGTTAATTCATGCATTTTTGGTAATGTAGCAGAAGATAGTACAAAGTTAGGAATAATGTTTTCTTTCCAATTTTTCTTTATCACTTTATGTAAGTCGTGATTCTCATAGTCCATCGTAATTGTAGGTTCATCCCAATATGTTACAATATCATTACTTGAATTAAATGATAACATATAAAACATTGCAGAAAGATACGACCTGATATCGCAAATAATAATTTCTACCTTATGTCCAACAGTATTATCTACTTTTCTAATTTGTCCGCTGCGTTTATCTCTCGTAAATTCCTTTGCTGAAAAGTAGTGTAGACGTACATCTTCTGCGGCAGAACAACCAAATGCAAATGCAATGCGTTTATTAATAGAAATAGCTGATCTAGCAAGAGCAAGACCAACGTGTCTAGCAGCACATACGAATATTACCTTGTATTTTTCAGATAAACCAAGTGGTGTTAAAGTCTTTCCTGTACCAGTAGGAGCAATATACAATACTAACTTTGGTTTAGGCGACTTAATAGCTGTATAGATTTCTTTCTGATGGTCATATAATGATAAATCGCTGTATTTCAATATATTAGGATTCCTTTCAATAAACTCAGGGGAGTTATGAAGAATGTAAAGAAGGTTAACATCATTTTCATATTTTTTAATAAAAGTTTGAATAATTTCTTTCAAAAACCTGTTTACTTTTTCAACATTGTTTTGTATGAGTTTACTAAGAGTGTAGTAATAATAAAGCCATTTTAGATTATTACTATGTTTGAATTCAACCATTTTTTCCAGGTTATTGAATAGAATAAATTCATACATATTTGTATCATTATTGATGCTCTCTGTATTCAATCGCGATAATCTGATTTGGTCACCACTTCTTAGTTTAACAATTGTCGCAACATTAACATAATAATCTTCATTTTCATCAACGGAAACTTCATGACTTTTAGTTCTTCGTAAATTTGGATTTGGTCCGAAGTGTATGAATGGAACGTTGCATTTTTCAACTAATGATTTGATTTTATCAGCAAAGAATTTAGCGTACAGAAATTCTTCAATCTGAGTATTATATTCTATCTTTAGGTGCGTAAAGATAGAATCAGTTTTATTAACCTTTAAATGGACATTTGAAAATCCATTCACTATTAAACGCAAGATTTCAATCTCATCCTTATGAACTGGAATTTCAATTCCATCCCATTCGGATTTTGTTAATTTTCGTTGTTTAAGATCCATTTTAACTGGTGTGTATAAGTAATATGTATTTTTCTTTAAATCATTTTAATAATTCAATTTTATTTTACGGGGATATGCCCCTTTTATATATTTTAGACCTTTATCAGTTGTTATTATTAATATATAATACATATTTTTGGCTTGACCTTTTAAAGGTGGAAAAAAATTGAATTAAAAAAAGAAGATAAAAATATTTGTATAAACTATTGTACAATGTCTACCAATTATAAGATTGTGTCTATTGAAGGGAATATTGGTTCCGGTAAATCCACTCTTTTAGAGAATTTAAGGAAACATTATAGTGATAATACACACGTGATATTTTTGAGAGAGCCTGTTGATGATTGGGAGAAAATTAAGGATAATAATGGAAATACAATGTTAAAGAAATTTTATGCGGACCAAGAGAAGTATTCGTTTGCGTTTCAAATGATGGCATATATTTCAAGATTAAAGATTTTGAGAGATACTGTTAATAAAATTGTAACTGAACAAGATAGATTAATTAAACAAAGACAACGAGAAATGCTTATAAATTATGATGAACAGGAAAATTATTTTGAAATACCAAAATATATAATTATAACAGAACGAAGTTTATATACAGATAAGCATGTGTTTGCAAAAATGTTACATGATCAAGGAAAAATAGAAGATGTATGTTATCAAATTTATTTGACTTGGTTTGATGAGTTTGCAAAGGATTTTCCAATTAATTATTCAGTATACGTAAATACTGAGCCAGAAAAATGTTATGAAAGAATTCATAAAAGAGCAAGAGAAGGAGAAGAAGTAATTCCATTAGCTTATTTAAAAGATTGTCATAATTATCATGAGGAATTTTTAGATGAAAATAAAGGTCTAAAAACAAGTAAGTTAGTTTTGAATGGTAATGTTGATATTTATGAAAATGAAAAAATAGTAGAAGAATGGTTAGAAAAAATTGACAACTTTATAGTTAGCTAAGTTTGGATTAATACTGTATATATTGTAATATATATTTAAAAATATTATATATGTATTAATAATGTATATAATTTTACTCCTTTTATGTTTTTTTAATGTGTATTCAATAAGAATATTCAAACATAACTATTTAAACAAAAATCAATTTGATATTTTAAAAAAATATATAGTTTCACCAGATACAAATTTAAATATAAAAAATCAAATTAAAAATATTTTATATAAGAATTATGATGATTGGAGTTATTATAAAGCACTTAAATTTAAAAAATTTCATTATAATAAATGTAAACATATTTCAGTATCTGAATTATATTTATATTCAAATAAAGGTTTAATAAATGCAATACAAAATTATAATGGAAAAAGTAATTTTTCAAAATATGCTAATATTTATGTAAATGGTGAATTATATAAAGGGCTAACTGAATTATATCCTATATCAAATATTCATAAAAAAGAAAGAATAAAAAGTAAAAATAAAAATAATTTAAATAATTTAGATAATTATATAAAAAAAAGAAATACAATTTTTGTAGGAAATGATGATTGGTTATATAATAAACTAAACATAAAAAATAATGATTCATATTTATATAAAAATTATTGGGAATATAATTATGATAACTATTATGGGTTTTGGGAAAAAGTTAAAAAATTAAATTCTTTTGAAATATATTTAATTAATTCAAAATTTAATTTTTATTTGGAAAAAAAAAGTACTAATCTAGAAATATCAAATAAATTAGGTTATTCTGAAGAATATATAAGAATAACTATTGTTAATGCATTAAAAAAAATATTAATAAATAATGATATTAAATACTAAATGTATATATAATTAATATTTAATATTTAATGGACGATGATAAACTAACTAATTTAGTTGTTGAGTGCCCACATTGTAAAGACCCAATTTTAATAGAAAAACTTAATTGTTGTATTTTTCGTCATGGAGCATTTAAATCTAACGGAAGACAAATAAATCCTCATGCCCATAAAGATTTATGTGATTTTTATGTTAAAAAAGATTTAATTAATGGTTGTGGTAAACCATTTCAAGTTATTCAAAATGAAAACTCAAAAAATGATGATGATAAATTTATTGCTATTATATGCGAATATATTTAATTAAGCTGTATTAATATCAATTACAACTGGCCAATGATCTGAATCCCATTTTCCACAATATTCCTTGTAACCATGATAAATATAAGCATTAGTAATTTTTTTATTTATATTTTCAGTTACTAGAATATGGTCAATCATTGATAGGTCTTTTTGTGAAGTTGTATTACAATTATTATCAGAATCCCACCAGTCACTATACCTCTCAGTTTGAGCAATTTTTGTCGCAACATTTGTTAGTGTATATGTTCCTTTTTTCTGTCCATCTAATCCTTTCATTATATCTAATACACGAGAGGTTGGCTTATCAGAATTTAAATCTAATACTTCCGCATCATAATCATTCATATCTCCAATCAATATAACTTCATATCCTTTTTGAATATATGAACTAACAATATTTTGAAGTACTTGAGATTGAGCCTCTCTCTGAACACATCTAGATGGGTCTGTTGGTATAGCCAATAAATGCGCTCCAATCATAGCTACATTCATAGAAGCAATTTTGAACTCGGTAATATAGTGTTTTGAGACTCCTGAAGTCCCAGAAGCTGTTGTTGAACCACATTTGGTTCCAGAAATAGGATATGCTATCTTCTCTTCACTACGATACAAACTAACAAGAGGATCCACTCTTGTTAACATTCCTACATTTTGTCCAGTTCCTGTATCAGTACCTTTCTTCAAATATGGGTTGTATGATGAATCTAATTGGTCTTTTAACATATTTAATTCATCACAGCCTTCTACTTCACAAAAATTAATAATATCTGGTTGTAATGTTTTAATTGTGTTTGCAACATAAGACATATGCGTTTGAGCATCTGATACTGAATGCCAGGTACAACCATTTCCTGGACAATCCATTGCTGAATAATAATCAATAAATAACCATTCAACATTATATTGAACTAAACGCAGGCTATTTTTATCTTTTCTTCGATCTCCAATTGAAGTAACTGTTGGACATTCTGTATCACCAAATATGAAGGGTGAAAAAGAAAGACAAAAAGCCAAAAACAAACCTAGAAGACTTGTAGGAATCATTATATTATACATATATAATATAATTGAAATATATTTAAATTATAGTTGAAATATATAACTAATGACAGATAAACAAATGATTATTAGATTGCCTAGTATAACCCCACCTACAAATTCTCAGCCTAAAATATATCCATCTACTGAATTTGTATTATATTTTGATGGATGTAGTAAAGGTAATCCTGGTAGAGCAGGGATTGGTGCTGTTATTTATAAGAATGGAATTGAACATTGGGCTGTATGTAGATATATTGGAAATAAAAGAACAAACAATGAAGCCGAATATTGTGCTTTGATTCTTGGACTACAATCTGCAATAGAACAAGATATTAAAAGACTTTCTGTATGTGGAGATAGCTTACTTGTTATTAACCAAGTTAATAAAGTATATAAGGTTAAAAATCAAAATCTATCAGACATGTATGACGAAGTTGTTAAATTAAAAACTCATTTTGATTATATAGATTTTAATCATGTCTATAGAAAAGATAATAAACGTGCTGATCAATTATCTAATCTTGCATTAGAATACAATAATGATTCATCTACAGTTATAGTAGATGATATTGTTGAAGACATAAAAGATTGGGAAGGTGAACTTGTTATTGAAAAAATATTGAAAAAAAAATGAGACAAAATATAAGTTTTAATATTCTAGTAAACCAATACTTAGTAATTGATTTGATTTATACTTTAACAAATCTAATTCTTTTTTTGTAGTTGGAAATAATTCCTTACCATAAATATCTTGTAATAACAACCATTCAAACATACCTCCTAAATAAACAAAAATATTATAGAAACCTAATGAATATAATTGTTGGTATTTTTTATTTATTGACTCGTCATTACAATTTCTCCCATAAATAATAATTCTAATACTTTTATTTTCTTTAATAAATCTATTAATTATTCCTTCCTCTTCATTTGCTAACGTAGTGTTAACTATAAGACATTGTTGTTCCGAAGGAGGTAAAGTATTAATAATTAAATATATTTCAGGATTTTTTATAACTGTTTGCATATCTTCATAATTTATTTTTTTCATAGATTGTGTATTTCCCATATTTAATTTATATTGATAGTTTTTAAATATTACTTCATACGTAATATTTTTAATTAAATAATAATTTATCAATAGTTGTTCTTACACAAAATAGTCTATGAAGTATTATACCTAATATGAATAAAACTAACAAAGTTTTACCAAAATTAATTTGCATAAAATATGATATCAGAAATGCGCCCAATATTGTCAATAGTACATCTACAATAGCAATATTAAATATTCTAAAAGAATGAACACCTTGTCCTGGCTTTCCAAATATATCTTTATATTTACACAGATCAACCATTTATAATAGGTAATTATTATTTTAATGAAATTGTACAACTATTTCAACTTTTTCCTTTTTAATGCTTTTTGTTGCTGAAATTGATAATTCTTCGCGTTTCTTTCTAGTTTTAGAATTATCTGTTATTGTTTCCTTACGTTTAGAAGTACTATTACGATTATTCATATCTTTTTCTATATCACTATAATTTTCCTCTATATAATCAACCACTTTATTTTCAATTGCCCATTTAAAGAAGTTTAGTTGTCCAATCGTAGTTTCAATAAACTTTCCGTTTGTATAAGGAATGCTAATACGATCCCAACGACAAAAAGGGTCAAAACGTTTTTTAGAATAAGCTTTTAATTTAAGTTTATAATCATCATAAACTTTAAAACGTCTTGTAACATTATCGTGTGTTCCTTCAATAACATAAAGAGTATAGTATTTTTTAGCATAATTAGTAGCAAACCAATCTACGATACGTAGAGAAATTTTAGATTCTCCAGTAATAATCTTTAGCATTTTATCCAAATTATTGTTTGGATTATAATTTCCATCCGAATCATCAGTTTTATAGAAGCTCATTAAATTCTTTAACAATAAGTCATTTTGTGTTGTATAATTTGAGTTGTTCATTATTTAAGTTTTTAATAATTTATTTAAGTAGTTATATTCCTAAATTAAATTATTTAAAATTTGTACGAATTTAATATCTAAATAAATATTATTATGGCTTCTTTTATGGATCAATATTTTGGCCCTCTACCAAGAGAGTACTGTGTTTATTTTTATGTATTGTCAATTGTATTTGGTGTAATGTTTGTCATGAGTGTAATATCAATAGCTTATTTTATGATTACACATATTAAGAAAATAAATACAATGTTTATAGTAAATTCTATTTTCATTTTATTTAATTCTTTCTTAGCCTATTTAGCAAATAGATTACTTCACACAATGTGCGTTAAGGCTATCTAAATATGCCGGAATATTTCTTTAAGTTAAAAATTAAATAATATATTTTTTAACTTAAAGAACAATTTTACAATAAATACAATGTTTTATCTGTTCCTACATACGTTGGATATGGTGTATGTTTGTAAATTTTTTTATTTTTAAGAATCCACCATTTTCTATATAAAAAATACCATTCTTTAAATGTATAATTATAACGATAATCATCATAAATAGTTTCGTAATAATATGGGTCGTAATCTTCTTCGTAACATTCTTCAATTATATATTTCATTAATTTGTTAGTTCGTGTTCTTGGAACAAACGAAAAAATTATGTTTAATATTTCATTCGGTAAATAAACCATATATATTAGACACTATTTATCTTTATGTTTCTTCTTTTGACTTCTCTTTAGAACGCTCAAATGTTGTATTTATTGGTTTTAAAAACATATCACGCGCAACTACATCATTTACATAACTTGTTTGTAAAAATGGATTTATGCCTCTTTGAGCAATCATTTCACGATCCGCTATTTTTGTGTCTAAATCTTCGCGTCTTGTTCCACTAGCATTTTGATTTCTTGAGAACATAGAGTTAGTTATATTTATTAGGTCAGAATCTTGGTTAAAAAATGAATCATCTGCTAAAGATTGGTTGATTGCATTTTGTTGAGAATCATAACTTTCCTCCTGTTGTTTTTCGTTTTTTTCTGGTCTAGCACTTTTATAATAAGCCTCACCTGTACTCCATTTCCACGTAGTAGACATTATTATAATTAATTTTAAAATAATGTATCATTAAACTTAATTTATTTTAAAAATTAGGAATTTAGGTATTTAGGAATTTGGGTAAGAGGGTTAAAAAAATTGAAATTATATGATACATAAATATATTAACATATACATAATAGCAAACGACAATGGAGTCCTTTAAACCTGTATCTCCTCTATATCTTCCTAGACAAAAATCCAGATCCCCCTCTTGCAATGAATTATCATTAATCCACGCAGTTCACGATTTACCAAAGATTGATATCGTATCTAAAATGGATTACTCTGAACTCGTAAATAAATATATTATCATTCCTGATGATATTTTTACAATTAAATTTGATGTACTCAAGATGGATGACACATTTATTCTT